CTCATTAATTGTCTGATATAATTATCCTTTTTCCCTTGCGAAAACCCTTCTCTGGTGTTTATATCCTTGATAGGGTTATAGCCTAACACGTAACTGTAGTCAACCTTATCTAATTTTCTTACTATGTCAGAAGTATAGCCGTTGCAGAAGCTCTTGAATTTGTCAACTTAATCTTGATCTACATAGAGGTGAGAAGCAAAAAATCTATGATACAAACCATAGAATAAGTTGTCTATAGTTTTCGAGTGGAATTCATAGTTCACATTAGAATTTGTCCATCCAGTGACTACATTTTTACAAGAGTACTGAGGATCTTGTAACTAACCGTTGTTTATGCAACTCCCAATATTTTGTTTGTAATACTATTGTAGTCTAGGTAAAGAACTAGTGTGATATTCTTTGTATTATTCGCTAAAAGGGAGATGAGTAGGTAGATCTTTAATAGATTTCCATGGTTTATTAACGAAATAACCTTACAACTCTACCATGTTTTCACTCTTCACTAATTTATTCACCGTCTTGTTTCCAACCACTTGATTCTCTAACATCACCATCTATTAGTTAATCTTGCTCATGTTGAAAAAATTTTGTAGATCGTACTTCTCATTCATCTATTCAACATTTTAACTGTACCCATTCACAAGCATGTTGACGTTCTTAAGCTATAAGTCTCTCTTCTGTCCCATGCCTAAATGTCTTTTAATGATATCCATATAAGATTCCAAAGGTTAATGGGAAAACTCTAATTTCCTTGTACTAGAGAAGATTTTTAAAGTGAGAACATCAGAGCCTAAAGAATCTCTGAAATGTTCATCTTGCCAACAATCTCCGTAGAACTAGTATACTCTACTACTATCTCGAGTATAAGATTCATAGGTGTTACGGAACAGTGTTTGATTTTATTATCCTACTTAATCAATGTAGTTCTTAAAGAACGTGCCTTATACATTATACAAATGTCCATGAGTTGGAGTTGCTGGCATCTGAACGAAAGGTCTTTACTTACCTTGTATGTTTTAGGTAGCTTAGAAATAATTAATCCACCCAAGAGGAATTATTCTATTGACTGCTTGTTGATCTTTCAAATAAACATTCTAATGTTGATAAACTCTTCCACTACTCCTGCAGTTCATCATTATTTACTACTTCTCGTTGATCGTGTAGCAACCTTCCCTACCTGGCAGATTGTATTTTCCAGGTATAGGATAAAAGTCAATTCCAGAAACCTATAAGAAGACGTTGGTACCTGTGATATTAAACTCCAAATCTTGCAAGTAGTAATGTACGTCATTAACTAATATGTGGATACTTTAATAGCAACCGCTTCTTATATCAAAATGAAGGTTTCCAAAATGTAATCTAAGATATTTTTCTTGGAGGAATGCGTCTAAGAATTGAGTTACACCAGTGAGAGGGTGTTTTTACAAAGGTTTCAATCTGGATTGCTGTATCCTGTCCAACTCATATTATTATTCATTGTTCTGATGATAAGTATTGTCGTATTGGTCTAGATTAGGTCTGACTGGTATGTAATCTACTAAAGGCAGCAACTAGTGAGTTCTAGCGTATTTAGCTCCTAAATCTATGACCAGTGTATTACCTTAACTAGACTCTATTTATTACAAACTTTATAACTACATCAGATCGCTACAATATCTCATGAAGTTGTGTCCTCCGTTAAAAGTCTTTTGATTCTTTATTGTCTCTAAAGGTCCTGCTAATCCTAATGTCTGTAAGTACTGAATTTACTTACCTGGTAACACTCCTCTTGGGTTGCATCTCAATACCTAACCTTCTCTATGAAGACCTTTAGATTCGTTTTGCTCTTACTTTTGCTATATGGGCATCAACTCAGGATGATACAAATCATACAACAATGGTTTGGTCAATCCGATACAATCGCACCCAGGGAAAGTACCTATACTAGAATGGTAGGAATAGTTATCCATTCTCTTTTCTTTGTAATGCTATATCA